CAACAGTGCTAACGGTGTAGCCATCAAACACAGTGTCAAGGACTTTGATGAACTCATCCCAGTCATTGTTAGTAACTGTGTCTCCATTAGGTATGTTCATACCCATGAACAGTTGATATGTATTCATCGCATTACCTCAGCAGTACCCCACACAGTGCCAGATACCAATAAGAACAAAGCAAGCAAAGTCATAATGTTATACGTGGGTGGATAGGTTAATTACAAAGAGACAAGCTGATGAAGGTTGGTGATCTCACCCTCTACATCATCATTGTTGCAGATGTATCCAACAAGATCATCAAAGTCATAGAATGGATCACCATCAACATCACCATAAAGATCAATGAGGTTGTAGTAAGTACCATCATCATCGGTCTCCTTATTGAAGGAATAGCCCGTGACATCACAAAGAATGTTGCGGACCTGACGTTCGTAGCTAGTCAATTGCATGACGTGTTTACTAATGGACAAGCCGCACTGAGTATCGATTCCACCTCAGACTGCAGCATGATGTGCCATGAACAAACTTATTAAACGCATGTGGCTCTGCGTTGTACTATTGTGTACAGGTTCGTAGTGTCTGGTCGGGTTGCAACCATATCTACACTTCGCGGGATCGCTCGCACCGCTAGTTCCGTCTTGTGACGAACCGACTATTTAATTGTCAAGGTGCTGGTGGTGTGAACCGGGTCTCCTGTCCCCCACCGATGAACCTACCATACCATAGTGGACAGGTTGTGTCAATCTCAGGAACCCAGTGGATCCGTGTAAGCCACTAATTGATGCTATCAGCAGTTCTTATCGGTACTCATAAGGCGGGCTTATGGTTGATGAGTATTAGACAGTGCTGGTGTATTTGTATAGGCGTGCGTGAGTGTGAACACTATATGTGGTGTGTCAATGTGTTACAAACACTAGAGGCCATACAGATCAATTCATATCTACCGATACGTATTCGTATCACATTGTTGAGAACCATTCTCAATAAGCCAACGCTTCGCTTTACTATCTAGGTGCGTGGACTCGACTACATATCTAGGGCGTCCTGGATACCGACGCTATGCCTATTCTTATAGACCGCCACGGGGGGACTTGCGCCGCCCCCAGTCGATATAAGGCTTCAGAAAATTATGTCAAAAATAAAGACCCCCCTAGAACGCTCTATAAGGGCCTTATTTCTCATCATACAGTTCAGTATACCAAGGAGCAGTTAAACGCATCTCAGGGAGGCTTGTAGACGTCTCTGAGATGCTTTCCGTATAAACCGGAGACACCATATCAGGCATAGGTATTTCATGAAGCGTTTCATACTCTTTAATCGCTTCATCAACTTCCACCTTAACCCTAGCATCAATCATCTGTCCTTCTATCCAGACAAGCACCCCAAGCAGGAGATGGTCCAACCAGACCACACCTGTCTGCCAATGTCTAAACAGAATCCTAAACTCTTCCAGCTTTAATCTTTGCTCCACATCGCTTCACTCACTAAGGGAAGGTGCTGATACAACAGGTCTTGCACTTGACCTGCTATCTGTGCATGTTCTTTTTGCGTACCATTACTAGTTCGCAGATCACAATAATGCAACCAAGATCTAATCGTACCATTCATGTACAGCTTAGTTGGTGCTGCCATGGGGAGTACTTCTCTAGCACATTCTTTAGCTACCCCAGCATCAATCATATCTCCATACAGTCGATAAGCATCACAATAATGTTTAGCTATTTCAAACTCAAACTTTTTAGCCATTACTTCATCAAGATTATCAACACTATTCTGTCTATTCTTTGGATCCTGTGTCCTAAGCTGAGGAATCACAGCCATTTCAGTTACAGGTGCATACCGTTGACTAAACTCTTGAAAGCTAAAGCTACGATGCCTAAGGATCTGAGCTGCAATACTACGTGTAGTGTTGATCTCTACGCACATGTTAACCATCTCAAAAGGAGACCAGTGTTGATGGTCAATGAGATACTTAATCAGACGAGCACTAGTCTCAGTGTTGTTCTGATTAGATGGGTTAGATACACGTGCCATATAGCTGATCAGTTCTTCAGCATTAGGAGTGATGTGGACTAGAGATACTGTCATAGGTGGGTTAAGGGGTGGGAGTGACATATTCTCTACTGCCTCCCACGCCTTCGGCTGTGGTCGAGAGGAGGAGTACTCAGTAGTTAGAAGGAGGTGGAGTAGATGAATGAACTAAGAGGGAGATGTTTGTCTTTGTTCCCTCACTGTTCATTAGAAAGGGGAAGATGATCAAGACAACTTGTTTGTCTTGGAGTCTTCCCCCGTACAGGGGTCCGGTCCACCCTTCCATCCCCCTGTATACATGACGGATCGGTCCAAATCCATTGCAGCGCAAGGGAAGTGGATGTGTTAGATTTTTACCCAAGTTGTGACACTTCTAGGATTGGTTTTACCTCTAGCTTGTTGTCTTTGATCAAGGTTAAAACCAAGCACAAGATGGTTGGTAGCAGCTTGAGGATCATCTATAAATGTCTCAAGCATGTCTTGCCAGTCTTGCTGTTTTCTTGTCTTTACTGCCTCATTGGCAGAGATAGACATAGCATCTGTGAAGTACTTAACACCTTGAGCAAGGGAGTCAAGTCTGTCGTCGTGTTTAACTGCGCCTTTCTCCCGACACATACGACTCATCTGGTAGAAGAGCATGTACAGGAGTCTGAGTTCTGGTGCTTCGTCTTTATTAGAAGCGTAGTCCCATTCAACGACACCACGATCAACGATAAGTCTGTGTTGGTTTAACACTGGCTCAAGGGTATCAATAATACGGTCTTCTTTTCTGACATTAGCCCGTACTTCTTCTACGTCTATTGCTTGTTTGGTTTGCTGGAGATGTTTCTTGAACAGCTCTGCGACAATACCGTCTCCGAAGTTAGTTTCGACAAGAAGCTTGGTAACGTTATAGCGCCTACACCCACGAAGGATGTCAAGAAGTGTACTGTCGCTATAACCGTCGCGATACGCTCGTACTTCGTGAATGTAGAGAAACCCATTGCGTTGACTTATAAAGGTGGCTGCTGTTTCGTCTGTGCCTCGACCTGACGGGTCAACGCTGCATATCGTTTCAGTGTACGGACCCCACTCTCCTTGTAGCTGCATGGGCGAATAGAAATAATCACCCGGTAAGCCAACCGTAGGCAAATCCTTGAGAAGATTACGAGGGTCACTGCACCACACAACAGCATCCGGCGCCTGAGTCGGGTTGACAGAGGTGATGATGAGATCTGAGAACTTAAGTGGGAACTTTTCTGCATCACTAAGGGTTGTATCAAGTTGGAACTGCAACATAAAGTTGCTTCGACCCATAGCTGCTTCACGTTCTAATAGGTCATCACTACTAAAGCGATCAGAGTCAGTAGGTTCCCATTCCCCTGCACCCATCTCTATGTCTTCTACGATCTGTGGTGCTAGAAGACCTTCGTATTGGGAGAGCTTGTCCTTACGTGGGTACCGTGATGGCCAAACAAATGGACGATAGTTACGTTCGGCTAGCTTTCGGTAGACAGTGAAGGTAGTCTGTGGGGTGCCAAGGTACATAATGCGCGAGTCTTTCTTGGGTGTCAGGATTGACTCCGCTTCTGTACACAACTGCAAGAGCTTCTCTCGCATCATCTCGGTCATCGAGTTACCAGGCACTTCGATGTCATCGAGAATCATCAGGTCAGCACGAGAACCAGTTAGCTGACCCGTAATACCGACAGACTTAACAGAAGGTGCTTGGTGTGGTGAGCAGTTAACGTCAAACGAGATACGACTCCAACGACTGTCTTCACTTTTAGGTCGTAGGTGAGCTAACCAAGGGGTTTCAATGATCAGCTTCTGAAGGAAGATGGACATGTTATCTGCACGTTCCTTAGAAGCCGAGATAATCATGATCTTCTTTTCAGCGTCGTTGAACAAGGTCCACAACACAAACGCTCCAGTAATCCAACTTTTACCGACTCCTCGGAAGGCTTGGATCTGCAGACGTTTGGGACCGTGTTGAAGGTAATCAGCGATAGCGTATTGTGCTCGGGTAGGAGAGGGTAGATCTAGTTGTCCCCACAACGCTTGAAGAAAGAGCTTAAAATCGTCTTTAAGGGCGGTTAAAGTGTCCATATGATAGGATATACCTAAATATAAAAGGAGGCCCCTTGTAGAGCCTCCCAGGCATCAATCAGCGAGCTTTACTCGTGGTTGAATGTAAGTATTGTGGATCCGTTCAATTTGACCAATACGTGAGTTATTGGCACGTAGTTCTTGTTGAGGATCTTTAGGTCTGATACGCATGGCTGGATCGTATGGAACACGCATCAGTGCTCCAAGATTCAAGGCAGCGTTCTTAGATGGTGCAAACCCGTGAGTCGTTTGCATACGACCGATAGGGTTCTTACCATCAAGGTATTTGATTTTAAGAACTGATAGTAGTTCCTCAAGGGGACTACGTTTTTTATCGGCCATATTTAGTCAGCAAGTTTTAACCAGAATGGAGAGTAGCCCATCATCTCTGGCATTGCTTCATTAGTGCTCCTTTCAATTCCCCCGTACATAGCACTGTTTTTGTTGAAAGCAGATAACGGATTTTGCCCAATAGCTGGCCTACTTGAAGTAGAACGAGAGCTGCTCGGTGGCCTAGACCGTACACCAGCTGCAGCACCACGACGAGTACCAGATGATTTAGTAGGAGGTTTAGTAGGAGGTTTAGTAGGAGGTTTAGTGGGAGGTTTAGTAGAAGGTTTAGTAGAAGGTTTAGTGGGAGGTTTAGTAGTATTAGCAGGCTTAGTAGTTACCGTCGGTTGAGGCATCGGTTCCCCTGTTGCTATTGCTTTTGCTGTCTGTGCGGGTTTAGGTATAAGAGCGACAAATGTTCCCTTTGGAGGAGTCTTACTCTTACTAGATGCCGTGTTGGCAGGTTTAGGTTGCTGGTCCTTCTGACCTAAGACATGTGTACCTTCCTTAAAAGTAAGTTTGTCATCCATAGCGGCGTACAGTGATTTCACATCTGTCTTTCCACCGCTGGCAATATGTTCGGCTACTGCTGCAAGCTGCTCATTACTAGCATTTTGCTTCTCCATGTCAAGGATAATACGATCCAATGCTTCAGCAGTATTAGGATTTATATGTTGGTGAAGACCCCCATATTTACCAAGGTCCGTTCCAAGTAGATAACCTGTGAGCGGATGAACTGCTTGACCTACACGGCCATTTCTAGTAGGCAATCCATCCATATAAAGCCCACCTTCAACCATGCTGCTTAACTTATTGGTCGTAACACCCAGATTGCCCAACGTATACAAGTTAACTGGACGTGGTGTATCTTTAGCAAGGATATTTAGCTTGGCTATTTCATTTGCTTGATCGGTACCACCACGACCAGCCCCCCAGGCACTAGGTATGAAATGACCGTTGTTATGCTTTAACCCAAATAGATCGTTAAATGTTTTGTTTTGTTTAGTTGCTAAATTCCAGGTCTTTTTAGTTCCTTTATTCATTTGATCAGCCGTACCCTCTGAAGAACGTTGATCAATTTGAATCATACTGCCTGGTGAAGCATCATCCCTAACGGCTCGCTGCTTTACACCACTTGGTCCAATATGTCTAGGATCAAGACCAGTTGCCTCCGATATTTGCTCAGTAGTTTTACCTTCACGCCGCATCTGTTTGATGATTGCATTAAGCTCGGCAACACTCCCAATGGCTGGCGAGATATTGCCGTATCTTTGATACTCTTGTAATGTTCCTTCTTGGCCTTCAGGGTTTTTTGCTGCCCAGACATTATTTTTAAGGACTGCTAACTCTCTAGCTTGCCTCCTTGCTGGAGGCATTTCTCGTTTGGCCATTTATACGCATAAAAAAAACCGCCCCTTTCGGAGCGGCTGAAACTACTTAAGTGGACAGGTTACTTATTGTCAGAAACAATCGCTGATTGCTTGTTCTTCTTCTTTTCTTCCTGATTCATGTACCGCTCAGCGATCATTGCCTCTCGACCTGTGGCACGACGTTGGGGTTTCTTCGGTTTGACTTGTTTGTTTTCCTGGGGCTTTGACTTGGTATCAGGCGTATAGCCAGATTCACTTTGTGCGCGACCCCCTTCCACAGAGCTAGTAGATTGACTAATAGTCTTAGGTTTAGCGTTACCAGACTCTCGACGTTCACGACGCTTACGGATCTCGTCTGAAGTTACGTCCTTACCCTTCTGCCTCATCTTTGAGGCTTTGATCATGTCCGCAATGTCTTGATCTTTGATTTTCATTATCTAATATGTGAAAGAATAAGTTGCTCTCGTTGAGTAATACCAAACGTATCCCTCATCCATTGGAGCCAATTGTTACTACCTTTGTCCTGATTACACTTTCTGCAGCTGGGAACAAGATTTGATGTAAGGTCTTCGCCACCAAAACACTTAGGGCGAACGTGGTCCAGTGTAAGTTCATGTAATTCATAAGTTTCTCCACAATAAACACATTGACAATTGAAGTGCTCTTTAATAGCGCGTCTCCACATACGCTTTGCTTCAGGGCTTGTCATTGTTATTAGGTTGTATAAGTAGTGTTCAGGACTAGGCAGTAGCGGGGTCATATCACCGGATACTTAATGCAGATTTCCACTTTTTAGCTTTGGCATCCCAGACAACTGGTTTACCTTTAAGTGTTGCTTTAGTACCTTCCTTACGTGTCCGGTCATTAGCCAACGTGCTGTTCTTGGGTGACATGTACGGAGTAGTAGCTAGCCGTGCTTCGGCTTGCCTACGCCTTACCAAACCAGGAACACCACCATTGGTGTATAACTGCAAAGCTTCTGCTACCTTCTGATCATTACCCGATTGAATGGCTTGCGTTAGTGTCTCAAAGTTTGAAGCACCAAAGAAGTTAGGACCAGCATTAAAAGCAAACGATTCAACAGCAGCCTTTGCATTAGGAGACAGCTTTTGATATCCAGGATCTTTCCTGACATTGGCTGCATGTTGATCGATCTTGATCTTTAGTAGTGGATCTGCCTCTTGCTTGGTGATTGTGGCTTGGGGACTTACATCCTTACCAGAAGCATCAAAGTTAAACCCATAGCCATAGGCATACCCACCACCTTCTGGGCGTGGATAAGCCTTTGGTTCAAACCCTTCAAAGTTCTTGATCAGGGTATCTCTAGCGTATGGGTTGTTTAGGATTGCAAGAGGATTAGGCATACTTTCTCCCCTTACGTGGACGGGTACGGTTTGCCTTAGGTGACTCTAGTTTTCCCTTGTTGGGACCAGTGTGGGAGGCATCCTTACCATCACCATTGCCATAGGTACCTAACTTTCTATTTAGCTTGTTAGCAGCAGTGCGGATCTTAAGACCGTCAGTTGTCTTATTGTACTTAGCCTGTTGCTTTAAACGTTTAGCGCGTGCCTTAGGACTCTTCTTATAGTATTCAGATGTAGTCGACATAACGGCTGCCTGGTGAAAGTACTGGACCCTTTTTCTTAACCTTTGGTATTATCTTTAAAGCTTCTAAAAGGCTTTGCAAAGCGTTTCTAACTTCTTGAGGTGTGGTTCCAGGCATTCTATCTTTAGTGCCCTTACCAGCACCAATCATTGGGCCTTGATAGTCTGCACTGCCAGGAGTATAGAAGTCACGACGGTCTTCATATGTAGGATACTGATTACTTGATCCGTAAGTTGCCATATCACTGACGCCTTGTTTACCTGTAATCTTAGTAAAGGCGTCTTTAATGGTAAGTTTTGTTTTCTTGTCTGCCATAAAGTCTCCGTTGTACAAGTTCAGGGTCTACTTGAGGAATAATGTTGGCCAACTTATCTAATGGGTTACCGTCATATGCAACACCACTAATGTCGTTTTTAACTAGCCAATCACAAGCCGCTTTAAGGTCAGCAGTGCTTGCCTCACCAGACTTGATACGACTCAAGAACTCATTAGTAATAAGGTTGTGGAGTTCGTTGAACTGATCTTCTGTGGCTTTTTTCTTAGCCATTTTTCATCATCATTTGATCTAGCTTGTCTTCAATGCGGACCATGTGAGCTTCCATTTTGCTGAAGGCATTCTCAAAATCACTCTTAAAGACATAGTGCCTCGCCATAGAAAGCTCAGCAGTATCCACACGACGATCAACCTCTGTGATCTTCCCGTGGACTTCATCAATACGCCTGTGTAGGCGGTTAGTAAGTGCAGCCAAGCCAGTAATAACAGCTAGGAGTGCAGGTATCGCCGCCTCAATCATGTTGCTCCATCAACCGAATTAGCTTCTGTGAATACACGGGATCAGTGGCATAACCTTCCCGCTTAAGGAGGTATGCACAGTCTTCACGAGAGGTGGCTCGGTTGACGCCTTTATACCCTTTGTAGTCTTTATACCATTGGGTAACAAGGTGGTTCACACAGTCGTATGGGGTAGCAAAGTCTTTGAAGGAAGCTTTGATGGTTACAGGACCATTGCCATAGTCTTCCCAGGTAGTCTTGACCGTACCTGTTCCTTTGATACCAAAGTAGTTATTCTTACCGGATAGTGCTGTACCAAATGCACTTTCAAGTGCCCATTGTGCAGCGACTACTTCTGGGAACTTAGCACCGGCTGCCTTTGCTGCAGCTTCAATGCCTTCCCAGGTATTGTTAAACTCTTGGGGTTTAGATGGGGTAGGAGCAGCTGGTGTAGAGCGCCAGGTCCGTACCCACGTAACGTCATCAGAAAGGCCATAGTTACCGAGGAGATCCTCAAGTTGTTCAATGGCCTTTACTTGGTGAGGTAACCCCTTGAAGTTGTTAATTACGTCAAGGAGTCTGATGCTCATTTGAATACGTCTTTAACACGATTGATCTGATCATCCTCGCGGCGCAGAGGCTTGAGTGCATTGATGCCACTCAGGATCAGTTGTACAACACTGTTATCCTTCAGCTTAGAAGCACCAATAGCTTCAGAACCAAGGAACAGTGCAAGGAAGACAAGCGACTCATAGGTCACTTTAACGCCAAGAAAAGTAAGCATGAGAGTTACCTCAAGAGATGTGGATTATCAAGCCCAGGGGATACCTGCAGCTTTGGTAGGAGCAAGCTTTTCAGCGATCTGTGCATCAAGTGCAGCGTCGATCTCGGTGACTTTCTCTTCACCAAGTTGATCCTTCACCCAACCAACGACGATCTCTTCAGTCAGTTGGGGATACGGGATAGCATCAGCTTCAGGTGCTTCAAAACCAAGCGAGCCATAAGCACCAGCTTGCTCACCATCACGGAAACGAGTTACGGTATAGTGAACCGTGTAGACCGTTCCGATTTCATCAAGCTTTCGCTCCATGTTAGCAATTTTGAACACGGTGAAAGGAAAGTCGATACCAGGAGTAGACATGATTAAAAGGTGTTTGTGTGTAAAAAAAAAGAGCCCACCGGGA